TTAGCAACAACGGCATCTTTAACTATAAGTGGCGATATTCAAATTGGTGCTGTTGAAATAAAAGATGGAATAACTGACGAAAGAGCAACAGTAGATAGTTCTGGAAATTTATATACAAAAGATAGAGATTTATTAATAGCCTTTAATGCAAAAGATTTACAAAGACAAAAAGAAATTCAAGAATCTTATCCAGATTTTGAGTTTCTAATATTTAAGGATACAGAAATGGATAAAATTACAAAATTAAACATTTAATGCTTGATTTAATAATTCTTTATTGGTTGTTTGTTTTTCTATTTTATCACAATCACCTTGAATATATTTCACCAAAGATTCCTTTTTAAATAAACAACTTGTTACAACTTCATCTATTGTATTTTTTCCTATAAGATTAATGATTAAACATATTTTATCTTGTCCTATTATGAATACGATCAACACTTTGTAAATAGTCAACGAGATTAAATCCTCTGTCTAAATAAATAGCAACACTTGATGCAGTTAGTGTGATTCCTGTACTTGCTGCTTGTGGATTACATATTATCAATTTTACTTTATTAACATTCTGGAATTCCAGGATGTTTTTTTGTCTCTGGTCAATTGCTACACTTCCATTAATATACAGTGGATTATATTTTTTATAACGTTCTAGTAATAATGGAAAATTATTTATAAAATTAGTCCAAATAATTACTTTATTTCCAGATCTTTCTATGTGTTCTTCTAATAAATTGTCTAATTCTTTTATTTTTGAACTATCAATCTCTTGTTGTAAAAGTCGAGGATTACTTGAACATTGGATCAATCTCATTAAACAAGATTTTATTATACTTTCTGAATTGTCTTCTTTGACAATTGTTAAAATTTCTTTTTTTAAATTTTCATAACATTTTTTATGTTCATGTGATAATTCAATAATTCTATTCTGAAATATTTTTTGTGGTAAATTTTTTTGAACATTTTTTTTCAACCTTCTTAAAGATTTTAATCCAACTAAAAATTTAAGCTTATCTAAGTTTTTATATCCAACTATGGCAAAATCAGAAAAGCTATTTCCTAAAATACAATATTGTTTAAGAAATTTATAATAATTTGTACCTAATAATTTACCCCCATCCAAAAACATAAATAAATAAAAAATATCTTCAGGTTTATTAGCTATTGGAGTACCAGTTAAAACATACTTATAGTTTGTTAATTTTCCAACTTTTCTTAAAAATTTAGAAATTTTTGAATTACCAGATTTTATTCTATGTGCCTCATCAATTACTATACATGTTTTTTCAGTTATTATTTTTTCAAATTTTTCTTGAAAGCTTTTAGCATCTACTTTTGATTTTTTTGTTTTTCTAATAATTAATGATTCGAAGTTTGTTATATAAACATTTGCGTTTTCATCAAGCAATTCTATTTTTTGTTTTTTTGAACCTTCTATTATTGCACTTGTTAGTGAAGAAAAACTATCTATTTCAACCTTCCAATTATATTTTAATGTATTTGGACAAATAACAACAATATTTTCAATTTTTTTCTCATCGAATAATACCTGTAATGTGCTTATTGTAGTTAAGGTTTTTCCAAGACCTTGTTCATCGAATAGACCAGAATTGGTTTCGTTTAATTGAAAATTAATAGCTGTCATTTGATGTTTAAATAATTCTAAGCTAATATCTCTCATTGGTTTGTCATATTCAGTATTTTTTAAATTATCTAAATATTTAACATAATGATCTTGCTTATTTATAAGATCTAAAACATCTTTTTCATAAAAAACTCTATCATCTTTAAAAACATGTTTAAAGATTAACAAATTCATTCTTTCTGTAGTCCATAATTTTGTTTGAGGGTTATATTCGTATGGCGATAAATGTTTTTTTATTTTCTCTATAATTGTATAAAAATCATCACCAGAACTAAGCTTGATGACGACTTTTTTGTTATCTAGAGAGACGTTCATTTTTTTCTATTTTTTGTTTGTTAATTTTAGCTGTAAACTTATCACTTATTGGGTTAATCATATATTTATATTGTGTTTCATAAATAAATAATTCTTCTTGACAATTAGGACATGTCCCATCGCTAAATTTTGTTCCACAATCTTCACAATATCCCATTATAACTTATCAAATGATTTAAAGAATTCTGCATCCCATCTCATTTCATCTTCTTCACATAAATTAAATATATTTTTATTAAAAACATTTTTTGTTGATAGCATTTCTTTAATTTTTGATTGAATTTCTTCTGATAAATTATCTGGATTTAGTAGATCGATCAACTTAAAATTTCTTTCTATTTTATCAAATCCTTCTACCAAGTCTTTATATTTTTTACCCTTTATTGTTTTAGCAACTTCTTTTAAACCACTTAATCCAGTAACAGGTTCAGAATTTATAAGAGTTACAGCTGCTTTTTTTCCAAATCCTTTTACTGCATCAATGTTATCTGATTTATCTCCTAAAAGAGATTTATAAAAAATATAGTTTTTAGAATCAATTTCTAATTTTTCTTTTATATGTTTTTCATCAATAAAGATGTTTTTAATACCATCATATATATTTACACCAAATGGAATAAATTGATAAAAATCTGAATCATTTGAAACTAATAAAAACTTATTAGCAATATTTTTTGCAATAGCTTGGTTAAGAATATTAGCAATTATATCATCTGCTTCTGTTTTTTTAACAGATACAACTGAAACAGGAAGATAAGATAAATACTCTTCAAATCTTTTTATTTGATTTATATATCTTTCTTTTGCTGCTACTTCTTCTGGAGTTTTATGAATATCTTTTCTATTTGCCTTATATTCGGGATATAACTCTAGCCTCCATTTACTCCAACCTCTATCAAAAATAACAATTGTTTTTTTTGGTTTAAATTTTTCGATAAGAGATCTTATACTTTTTATAGAGATGTAAGTAACTCCAGTTGGTGTTCCATCTTCTTTTTTTAAATTTGGTTCTGCAAAATTAGCTCTCGCGGCCAAGTTATTGCCATCAATTAATAAAAAATCCATTATTTTTCCTTTCGTTTATTTTATTGTCTCTCTTTTATCAACTTTCCACACAAGAGGATTCTTAAAGTACTCCCTCAAATTATTAATTTTTGGAATATTTTGAAAATCAGATGCATAAATTAAGATCTCTAACTGTTTAAATGTAACATTTTTTTCTACAATCTTTTCACCATAAACTTCTTTAAAGGTATATTTAATTTTTTCCATTATTTTTCCTTTCCTAGAGTAAATGTTCTTAAAATAAATGCTATTATTTCTTCTAATATTCTAAAACAACATATAAGTAAAACTGTATCCCAAAAATCCATTATATATTCCTATTCTCTAATGCTCTAAACTCTTATCAATCCACACCTTGAAATCAGCCTCTTTCATGTCGTCAACTTTGTTTAGAAAAAACTTGTTGTTTTTGAAATGGTCTATATATGCATCAACGTCGTATATATCAATTCCCACTTCCCTAGCCTTACGCAATTCCTGTCCATTGTCAGCTAGCTCGTTAATCTCGTCATATACAGTGAGGGGTTCATGTCCCCAGTCTATTGATTGATTTCTAATCTCTCCGCAGTCTGCACTTGTTCGTCCTTCTAATCTAAATGATGCCATATAATTAGTTTTCATCTATACCACATTTCTCCTTCTTTTTTTCTAAATTTTGATACTCAACTACTAAAAGAAAAATAAATCCGAAAATAACAAGGGCAATTAGTGTATATCCTGGATGTGTTCCAAAAAGTGAAATAAAAGAAATGAGGAGCAGAAATCCTAAAAACCACTTTAGAAGTTTAAAGAAAAACTCTCCAAGTATTACAACAATAGCCAAAATTTCTTCTAAAGTATTTATTGTTGCCTGTTTTAATATTTTTTTATTTATCATCCCTAATCCTTCCGAAAACTGGAAATCTTAAACTTCCATCTTTTGTTACTTCTTGAGCTTGAACCTCAATCCATTTTCCTACTAAATCAGTCTTGTTATTCCAGAGTTGTCTTCTTTCATCATCCGAATAACCACCACCAACAAAAACTGTAACTCCATTAAAATCACAAACAAGTGCTCCAAGGCTTTTTTCGTGCCTACCTTCTCCTTCTTTAAAATCTATAATTTTTAAATCATGACTTTCAGTAGGCTTTATCTTACTCATTATAGTTTGATCTACTCTTTTCCATTGATATCTTCCATGAGGGTTTTTAACCATAATACCTTCATAACCATAATCTAAGCACCTATTGTAGTAATTATTAAGTTCAGATCTATCATTGACAATTTTTCCTTCTATAATTTCACAATTTCGAGCATCTTTTATAAGAAGTTTTATGTGTGCTATTCTATCATTATACCCTGCTTCACTTTCTGCATTATCCCACTCTTTTTTACTAATTAAATCATAAATAACATATCTTATTGAAAGGTCTAAATCCTTATCTTCGCTATTTATATTAGAAAGAATATCATTAAAAGTCACTGTATGAGAATATAATTCTCCATCAAAAACAAAATCTGTGTGCTTTATAATATCTTTTAAGTGTTCATATAATTTTTCATTTGCTATTGCCTTTCCACTTCTACTAATTAACGAATCTCCTATTTTTAAACAACGGATTCCATCTAATTTTGGCTGTGCTATAAGAGGAAAAATTAGTTTATCTATATTTTCTACTTTTTTACACAACATAACTTCAAATAATGGAATATATTTTCCAAAAATTTTATTAATAGTTTTTCCAGAGATTCCAATTTTTAAATCTTTAAGGAGAATTCTTATATCCCATTTTCTTTTTAACTCTGGCTGTAACTTCATATATTCCCAAACTGTCTTTTTAGCTTCATACCCTGTTATTTTTCTCGAAGTTAAAGTATCAAAAAGACTAATTATATCATCAAATTCTTTTACAGTACCAAATTTTACATCTTTGATTTTATTAATATAAGTTTGCTTATATGGGTTAAATGTTCTATCAAAAATATCTAATAAAAAAGGTGATTCATGATTTTTAATAATCTCTTCTTTTATCTTCCTCCCATTCATACATTCTAATTTCTCAAATAATTCATAGTATTTCATTTTTTACTCCTTTTCTTTCATTTTTTGCTTTATTTTCTTTAAACACTTTTTTTCTATAATGCGTACATTATTGATTTTTATGTCTAATATATCCGCTAAAATCTTATGACCTGATTTATATTTTTTAATTATTTTATCATTCTTTTTTATTTCCTTCTCCTTTATTATTTTCTGCGTTCCATTTTTAGAAATACGTATTATTGTTGGAGCTATTTTTTTATTAAATTTAATTTTAGTTATTTTTCTAAACTTTAATAATTGTTCATATAGTGTATCTATATATGTATCAAAATTATAAAGATAGTTCATAATAAAATTTTCTAGATTTGTTAAATTTTGAAATACTGCATCTTCGTAAAAAATAGAATATTCAAAATTATTATTTTTTTGAGGTTCACGTATTCCATTTTCAAATTCATTCTCAAATTGTAAGAAAAATTCATTTTCTGCGTAAAAGGGAACTAAGTGATTTAATAGAAAAAAGTTCATTTTTCTTATTCTTCTTAAGTTAGAAGTATTAAGTTTCCCGCTATCACTTACCCTTTCGTAGTACTCAATATCTCTTTGAGTAAAAAAGGATAATTCGTCTTGATTAAATAGGGAGAGATTATTTTTATAAAAGCCTATATCATTTATAACATCCTTTAATAGTCCAAAAGATTTATCAGGGGAGACATATTCTTTCTTTACAATTCCCTTTTTGAATAGGGAGATATGTACGTTTTTAGCCTTATCTCCCCTTAATGATTTTTTTAGATTTGGCTTTCCTGAAAAAATTAATGGATTAACTTTCTTTCCTGTTCGATTCATATTGTCCTGTCCTGTAAGTAACCATCTTAGATATTGCCATAAATGAGTTGAGAATTTTATTTTTTTTGATTTTTTATATTTCATTGCTGCTGTATAAATTGCAATTGTTATAATTTGTTTTTTGTCCTCTGGTTCTAAACTTACTTTGTTAAAAAGTGAGCCCATGTTTTCATACTTATCAATAAGTTTTTTGAGAGCCTCCTCGTTGTTGTTTTTTTGTACTTTCTCTACTAGTTTCAAAATCTCTATACATTCTCCCATTGTTGCCCCCTCCACTTGTATTTTGTTTTCCAGCTGTGATTATCAAGGCTTTATTTATACACTTTCTTCTACAGTTATAACATGATTGACCCAACTCACAAAAAATTCTATTAAACATTATAACTGTATTTCGGGTTTTATTCAAATTGTATTTTAATCCACCTTTCATTACCCCTTTATTATGTTTTCCTATACCATATTTCATTCTTATTATCCTTTCATTTATTTTACTTCTAAAAATCCTTATTTTGTTCTCCTTTCTCTTTTTCGTTATTCATCACCTTGTCTAATATGCTGCGCAAGACAACAGATCTATTAACTGTAAAGCATTTTTCTTTTTTTAAAAATCTTACCCTTTCGTCTAAAAATTTCATGTGTTTTTTAGCGATAATAGCACATAAAATTTCTAAATCTGGATTCTTTAATGTTGATACCACTTTATATTCCCTTCTTTTATCCTTAGTTCAAAAATTTATCCATTAGGAAAAATACTTTTATATATTTCTCTTGTTGGGATTATTTTTGTTTTTTGACTTTTTACCTTTCTTTCACTTCCATTTTTATTATATTTAATTTCTTTCTTTATATTTGATTTATTGAGCGATATATAATTTCTAAAATAACTACATGCTAATTTTTTAGTTGCACACTCTTTAACATATTTACAAATTTCTTTTGTTTCCGGATGTTCACGGCAAGGCTCAATTCCTACATAAAATTTACTATCTTGTGTTGATGCTACCATTATTTTCCTCCTTTAGTGATATATGCTTCCATTTCTATTCCTAATATTGAATGCAGAATTTTGACATTTTTTACAAAAGGCATCCCACTTATGTATGCGCTTTACTTTACCACAAATTTTACATGCTTTTTCACGCATATCTTTTTCCAAGTTTATTTCTGGTTTATTTATTGTTGATGCGCTCATATTTACTCCTTAAAAAACTACAGAACATATTAACCCTATCAAAGAACCAACAATTATTAAAGCTCCAAAAAATCTCGAACAATTTATTCTTGTGTGCTCATTTAATCTAAAATATAACTTTTTGTATCTATATGCAGGTGTTATATCTTGAGCTTTTACATCTATTATTATCATTTTAATCCCCCCTTTATTACCAACTTATTATATAATACTTTTTTCTAAAAATCAACTGCTACTTATATATCACAATCTAATAACCAATCTATATAATCTTGTTCCGTCTTTTCTCCCCTCCTTTCTTTCTTTCTAGCTTTTTAAGGAACCGCCCAATGCTCTTTAGGCTAGGCGGTTGATAAAGAGCTATTTGCTTTTTTTAAGAGCAAGATAATATTTATATATCTTAGCGACTCTTTTGTCTTCTAAATCCTTATGATAAAAAAGCCTGCCAACATAATCTGTATATTCTTTAATCCTTTTTTCTAATTCTTTTTTATGCTCTCTTTTCATTTCTCACCTCCTTTTTTATTCCAGAATCAAAATTATATTTGCATTCGTCTTCTATCCATCTTTGATAGTTTTCTTCAAACATTCCAGGGTCTTGTTTTCTTAAATATGTGCCATAATCTCGTTTTGTATTTCCATAGCGCCAATTTTTGTGTTTATGTTTTGCTACTGGGAATTCTTTATTAAGAAATTCTTCAAATGCTTTTTTTGTATTTTTCATTTAATTTTCTCCTTTTTAGTTCCTTAATGGCTCCCCCTCTTTTGAAGAGGAGCGATAAAGAGCTAGATACTTTGTCCAGATAATCCCATCATAACGCCAGCTAAATAACTATCTATTTCTCGCAAATTTTTAAGATGTGCTAATGTAAAATCAGTTGCACCATCATGTGCATTAATAATAAAAAATCTGTAAGTTGTTAAATCTTTTTCTATTGAAAACCTATAACTTCTACCTCTTTGTTCTAACTGATTATTAATAAAAGTGATTCTATCTTCTACTACTTTTAATGTTATTTTCATTTTTCACCTCCTCATTTATTATATACATATTATATAATAAATACACTCAAAAGTCAACTATAATATAGTGACATATCTTATGTTTTTTATACATGTTTACTATAATATTAAAGACTTATAAATATAGTAGGAGGAAGTATGATTCAAAAATTTGATATAAGTATAGAAAAACATAGAGATCTTTGTCCTACCTGCGGTAGTAATTATAATAACTTTAAAGGACCTTTAAAAGAATGGAAAAATAATAATTGTAACTGCTATCAACAAAATAAGCTTTGGAAAGATTATTCACTTATAAATATTCCACGTCAATTTTATTCCAAAGATTTCAGCGATTATGAATTTATAGATGATGAAGAAAATAAGGGGTATTTTATTAATATTAAAAAATATATTGAAAATATAGATGCTGTCTACGAAAGTGGTTCTAATTTATTTCTATATAGCGGTGCATCGTCAACCGGAAAAACATTTTTTGCAACATGTATTTTAAAAGAAGCTTATAGAAAAAACTATATTACTTACTTTGTTCCATTTGTTCATATCTATAATGAAATTTCAAATTCAAGAGATTTTGGTAATTATTTAAAAAAGCTATGTAGTTATGATTTTTTAGTTATTGATTCAATTGATAAAATAATAAAAACTGTTTTTTTATCAGATTTAAAAGTTTTAAATTTTTTAGAAGAACTTTTAAAGACAAGATATAAGCCAACGATATTTACTTCCCAGGAAAGTATGAATGCGGACCTAGAAACTTTAAAAATAGTAAAGCGATCCCTTAAAGAAAAGGTTTTTGAGCTACATATTGATCATGCAAAAGCCTACAATAAAAATGATTACTGGGATAGACTTTTAGAAACTAAAAAGGAGATTATAAAATGAATATTGAATTTGAACTATTGTCTTCGATTTTGAAGCACAAGAATGTCAAATCTGTTTATAATTTTAGTGACAAAGAGCTAAAAATAGTAGATATAAAAGAAAAATTTAATTTTATAAGGAACTATTATAAAAAATATAATGAAGTTCCATCTATAAATACAATAGAAAAAGAATTTAGTGAAAGCTTTGAAGTAATTGATAAACTTGAAATTCCAAAATATTATGCAGACAAAATATTGGAGAATAACAATAGACAAAAATTTTTAATTTTATCGAAAAAAGTTGCAGAAATGACTGCTAATGGAGATGATCTAGAGAAGGTTTATAAAGTTTTTACCCATAATATAAGAAAAATAAAAATAAGTGACGAAGATATTATAACCGATAATATAGGTAGAAACGCAATCGAAAGAATGAAAAGATATGAAGATAAAAAATATGCTATAATGTCTGGATATGACTGGGGGTTTAAAAATAAAAGCGAATCTAGTTTAGATACAGAAACTCCTTTAGTAGGTGGTAGATTATATTTAGTACAAGCTCGCCCAGGAATTGGTAAAACTTTTCTTTGTTGCGCGACAGCAGCAGCTCTAGCTAAAAAGAAAATAAAAACCCTTTTTATTTCAAAAGAAATGTCTACAGATGAAGTTTTAGAGAGAGCCGACGCTTTCGTCTCGGAAATTTCATATTCTAGGTTAAAAAAGGGTATGTTGAGTGATATCGAAAAAGAGGGTTATAGAAAGTATCTGGAATTAATAGAAAATCAAGAATATTTAGAGGTAAAGCATCCTAGGCGTTGTACTCAAGAAACTATAAAAGGATTTATAGAAGATGAACAACCAAATGTAGTCTTTATTGATTATTTACAATTATTAAAAGATTCAGAAAAGGGCTCAGATCGGCGAACACAAATGGAAAATATTATTTATGATTTAAAAGAATATAGCCAGCAATTTAATATACCAATTATATGTATTTCGGCAACAAATAGAGAAGGAGCAAAACAAGAAGGAGCCCCAAATTTAGAAAATATTGCCGCCTCAGATTCAATTGGATATGCTATTGATGCTTTATATTCTTTATATCAAAAAGATGAAGATGAAGTTGTCAATAGAATGAATTTAGTTTGTATAAAAAATAGACACGGAAAGAAGTTTACTATAAATTTACTCTGGGATATTGATAATTCAGTTATAAGAGAGAATTCAGACGAACTATGGAAGTAGAAAATTTAAAAAAGCTAGTAGAATTGGATATTTTAAAAAATCATAAAATTGATGATAGGGATAATTTAATTTGCTGCTGCCCGTTTCATGACGAGATAAATCCAAGCTTTGGAATAAACATAAAAACGGGAAAATATAATTGCTTTTCGGCAAAGTGCGGGGAATCTGGTAAAAGTTTTAAGTCCTTTTTTGGAAAAATAGCAGAACATCATGGAGTTACTTTTAACAATGAAATAAATCCTCTGACTGTAAATGAATATATTCAGTCTTTGGAAGTAGAGAAAAATGAAGTTAAACACATTGAATATCTAGAGGAAAGAATTTTATCAAAATATTCACTTGAACTAGGGGACTATATTAACAAGAGAATATCTAATAAGGATATACAAAAGTTGTTCGAAATTAGGTACGATAGATTAAATAACAGATATGTTATTCCTATTCGTCATTGGAATGAAAAATTAATGGGAGTTGTTTATAGACAGTTTGTTGAGCCAAAATATAAATACAGCTATGGGCTAAATAAAAGTCTAACCTTATTCGGAATAGATAAGGTAGTTGGTAATAAAGGTATTATAACAGAAGGTCAATTCGATGTAATTAACTACTATGACAAAGGATTTAAAGATTGTGTAGGAATTATGGGGAGTAAGATGAGTAGAGAACAGGAGAAATTAATTCTACAATACTTTAATGAAATTATAATTGCAACAGATAATGATGAGGCAGGTAGAGTCTGTGCAGATGATATGAGGAAAAGACTGGAAGATAAAATTGAAGTAAAAAGTTTTCAGTGGATTACGGGTAAAAGTGATCTCGGGGAATTAAGCAAAGAAGAGATACAATATGAGCTAGAAAGTATACTATAATAAAGAGCGAAGTTTAGACGCTATATTTTAAACAAACGTAAAGCCCAAGTTTCATGTCATCTTGACACTCACGTAATTCTTGTAAAGAGTGTAAAACAAAACATCAGTACACACGGAAAGAATAAAATATTTAAGGATTTAAGCGCGATAGTTTTATAGTAAGTTTTTATTAAATTAAAATTTTAATAAAGATGGTTTCTATCGTCCCCAGTATTTTACGAAATGTAAGTAAGATACGCCAACCTATTAGGATGGTCAATAGGGAAATAACAACAAGTATAATACGCTACTAATCTTGACTAAATAGCATAACATATTAGAGGTAAAAACCGCTTATAAAAAGTGTGAAAAACCTCTATTGGTACTCCGGAAAGATATTTTAATACAAAATAAACCCTAAAATAATAATGAAATAATAACTAAAATAAAAGAAAGGGATAGATAATGCAAAAATATGTAAATCTTCACGGTCATTCAACCTACAGTGTTTTAGATTCAATAGGATATCCAAGGGATATATTAGAAAGAGCCAAGAAGTTAGGATTTAAATCTATAGCCCTAACTGATCACGGTAATATGAATATGGTCGCTGATCTCTATCTGGCAGCAAGAGAATTTGGGGGAATAAAACCTATATATGGTTGTGAATCTTATTTTATTAGAAGTTTAGATAAATGGAAGGAAGAATATGAGATAGCAAAAGAAAATAAGGCAATAAAAAAGAATAAGAATCTAAGAAAGTACTATCATTTAATTTTATTGGCAAAAAATAAAAAAGGTTTAGAAAATTTACAAGAACTAATATATGTAGCTCAAAGAGATGGACTTTATTATAAACCAAGGCTAGATAGAGCCTTACTAGAGAAGTATAAGGAAGGATTAATCTGTTCAACTGCCTGTATTGCAGGAATAATACAACAAATTATTCTAGATCTTTCCATAGAGAATAAGGGGTATGATGAAATAAAAGAAGTGGCGAGAGAGGATATAGAATTTTTTAAGAATACTTTTGGGGATGATTTTTACTTTGAATTACAGATAAATGAGCTTCCTGACCAAAAGATTTCAAACAATATAATGTTAAAGTTGGCAAAAGAATTTAATATAGAAGTAATTATTACTGGAGATTGTCACTATATTGAAGGAAGTCATAATCTTGCCAGAGATGTAATGATGGCTATTAAGAGTAAATCGGTAAATAAAAGTATTACTAGTGCTACGGAAGTGGAAATTTTAGATACTGCGAATATAAATGATGAAGAAATTGATTGTAGAGAATTATATTTAAAAACAGATGAAGAAAATTATGAATCAGCAGTAAGAATGGGGCATGACTATTTATCTAGGGAAATAATTGATGAATGTTTTAAAAATACACTAAAGATAGATGAAAAAATAGAGGATATTGAAATAGATACTTCTACCAAATTGATTAAGTATGAGACACTAAGTGGGGACTCCTTTACAGAACTTGAAGAATTATGTAGGAAGAAATTAGAAAGTAAAAGAAAGAGTAATAAAGATATATCAGAAAATTATGAAATTTATTCAAAGAGATTAGATAGGGAATTAGAGATTTTAAAAGAAAAGAAAATATATGATTACTTTTTAGTATATAAGGATATTGTTGAATATGCAAAGACTCAAATGTTATCAGGAGTAGGTAGAGGCTCAGCGGCTGGGGCTTTAGTTTGTTATTTGTTAGATATAACAAAAGTAGATCCAGTTAAATATGATTTATTGTTCTTTAGATTTATAAATTTATCGAGAAAGGAATTACCAGATATTGATACAGATTTTGAAGATCCAGAAGTAATAAAGGAACACTTAAGAAAAAAATATGGAGAAACAAATGTTCCGTATATTTCTACATATGGAACGTATCAAATGAAAGCGTTATTAAAGGACTACTGTAAGGTTTTTGATATAATGGGTGATACAGGTGATAGATTTTTTTACTCTAATCAATTGACTAAATCAATAGATAGAGAAATAATTAATACTAAGGGGAATAATGAAGAAAGTGGGGGAGTTTTTTTAACATACGAGGATTATTTAAAGTCTTCTACCTTTAGGAAATTTATTGAGGATAATAAGGGAGCGGAGCAAATTATAAAGGCTCTTTATGGACAAATTCGTCAAGTAGGTAAACATGCCGCAGGAATTTTGATTGTAGATAATTTAATAAAGAAGATGCCCCTACAAGTTGTGAGAGAAAAGACTCAAACAGCTTATACAGAAGGAGTGGTAAATAAAAATCTAGGTAAAATGGGATTTGTAAAATTTGATTTATTAGGGCTGAATACGCTTAAAATTATAAATGACTCTATTAAGCTTATATCTAAAGAAGATAAAAGCAAATACAAGAAATTACGGAAGAAAATTAATCCAGATAATATAGACTTTGATGATGTAAAGGTCTATGAGGAGGTTTTTCACAGGGGAAATTTTTTAGGAGTTTTTCAATTTTCTGAAATCGGAATGCAGGATCTTTGTAAGCAGGTAAAGCCATTAAAGATTTTGGAAGTAGCCGATATTATAGCTTTATTTAGACCAGGACCATTGGCGAATAATTTTCATTCAACATATGTTAAAAGAAAAAACGGAAAAGAAGTTGTTAAGTATTTAGATACTAGGTTGGAAGAAATTTCAAAGAGAACATATGGATTATTAATATATCAAGAACAAATTATGCAAACAGGGATGAAGTTAGGGAATTTAACAGAAGTCGAATCTAATGATTTAAGAAAGATATTGGTAAAGTTAGATAGAAGCTTAGAAGGAAAATCTGATAGTTTAATGGACGAACTAAGAAAAAAATTTATGGCCGGGGCAATTGAAAATAATTGTACAAGAGACAAGGCAAAAGAGATTTGGGAGATTATGAGAAAATTCTCAGGATATGCCTTTAATTTATCTCACTCTTTATGTTATGCAATTACTGCATATCAATGTGCCTGGCTAAAAACTTATTATCCAAAAGAATTCTTCTGTTCTTTGTTATCTAATACTAAAGACGAAAAGGATTATCCAAGAATTTTTAGCGAAATGGAAAGATTTGGAATAAGTATTAAGAGGCCCGATATTAATAAGTCGGGAATACTCTTTACAATAGATGGAGATTCAATAAGATATGGATTATCTAATATAATGGGAGTAGGAGAAAAAACTGCCAAAATATTGGATGAAAATAAACCATATGATTCTGTAGCTGATCTTTTAAAAAAGAAATTAGGTAGAAGCGTAACCAAAAAGACAATATCTGGTTTAATTTTTTCAAATGCATTTAAGGATTCGGCTACAATTGGAGAAATTGTAGAAGAATATCCAATTTATAACCTAGTTATAGGAGATGAAGAAAATATAGGTAAGTTGTTAAGTAGAATTGAAAAATCCCTATTACGCTATAATGTAAGTTTTATTTCTGCAGAGGAGAAGAGAAAAATACAAAGTATAAATGAATTTATAAGCGTAGGGAAACTTACTCACTATGATGATATAAAAAAAGGAAGTGTTAATTTTTACGGTATAATTAAAAGTATTGAAGCAAAAAAAACAAAAGCTGGAAAGGATATGTTAAAAATAAGATTAGAGGATTTACAGGGAGGTGCGATATTATTAATGTGTTTTTCGGAGTCAATAAGAAGAATAGAGAAAGATTTTGGTTCTTACGAAAATGCCCTATTTGAAGATGATATCATTTTTTTTAAGGGGAAACTTAGTTATTTTCATGAAATGAAAATGCTTAATTTAACAAAACTCTATAAATTTCCAGAAAAGTAACTATAATAATTAGACAAATAAAAAATAAAAAGGAGAATAACAAAATGGTAAGTATAGAAGATTTTATAATAAAGAACAACAATTCAAATAGAGGTAGTTTTTTAGATTTATATGTTTCGAAAATAGAAAAATATCAAAAGAAGACTTTAAGATTATTGGAAGATAAAGAGAGTAATTTGATTAAGAAATTTTTAAAGGTTCATTCATATCTCCCAGGGATAGGAAATTCTGCTTGTAATATGACACAAGAAAATCTAGATATAGAAAGTCCATGTAAGTTTTGCGTAGAATTTGTAAATCAGATAAATGCCGTAATAAAGGAGCAACTAGAGTGGTTAGGAACAACAAGTATTGCAAAAGAGATAAAAGTGAATGAAGAGACAAAGAAGGGGACTCTTGTTCTAAATAACGGAAAAATATATGAGGAGGGAACTACCTTCGAGAAGGAAATAGCTAGTCTACTAACGGAAGCAGATAGGAAGATTTATGATTCATTGATGTGGAAGAAAAATAGGGTAGAAGGTAAACTTGCAAAGGCGAAATTTTTGGCACCTGTTTACGATTATGGAGAAGGAACTGTTAAAATTTATGAATTTGGACCTGCAGTATTTAATGCCATAGAGAATGCATTTACAATTCCAGGCTATTCTTATACTTCGGCCGATTTCTTAATTACTCATAATGCTCAACTAGGTAATTGGTGGATTGTTTCGAAAAGAGATTCTGCTCCAGTAGAAGAGAAGATTTTAGAAAAGTATAACCTTTTAAAGGATAAGTTGGCAAAAGAATTAGATAGAAGGGCAACGGTTCCTACTCCAGGAGAACAAACTGAATTATTTCAAAAGTATCTTAATGGAGTAGAGAAAAAGGCGGCGAAGGAAAGAGGAGAAGATGTTTCCGAAAAGAAGCCAGGAGTAGCAAAAGAAACCCCGACTGAGACTAAAAAGGAAGAAGACGTAGACTTATTCTAAGGAAGAATAATGAATGAAACAATAACACTATTTACAGAAACAGCTATAGATTCCTGTCATCACTTAGAAGGATATGATGGTAAATGTAAAAACTTACATGGTCACACTTGGCTTGTGCAGGCTTGGATACAAGGACGAGATGAACAAAAAGATGAAGTAGGAATTTTATTTGATTTTGGAGAAATAGGCGAAATTAAGGATAAGTTTGACCATAAAAATATTGATGAAATATTAGATGGGTTTAATGGAACAGCAGAAAATATAACAAAAGTCTTTTTAGAAATATTAAAAGATAAAAGAAAAGAGTTAGAATTCAGAGTCAGGGTATACGAAACTGCTGTTTTAAAGAAAACTTATTGTCAAAGACAAACAAAGGGATTTGATGCCGACTACTGTTAATATTTCCTGGGATAAATATATTAAAGATATTTATAAATTAGTGGATAAGGTCAAAGATGAAGGATTTCAAACTATTTTAGGAGTTTCAAGAGGGGGAAATATTCCAGCTACTATAATTTCCGAAAAGTTAGATCTCCCACTTTCAATAATTTCTGCAAGTAGCTATGAAGATAAAAAACAAAAAAAACAAAGAGAACTGAATATAGCTGAGGGTATAAGTAATGTAGGGGCTTTAGAAGATAGGTATAAAGTTTTAATAGTGGATGATTTGTATGATACAGGAAATACTGTACTTAGAGTAATAGAGTATCTAAGTGAGAATTTTTATTTGAAATTATATTCAGCAGTTATATATGCAAAACAAAAATTAGAAAAAATACCATATGTAGAAGAATATCCTAAAGATTGTTGGATAAAATTCCCATATGAGGGAGAAAAAAAGTGATAGAAGTAAAATTTAAAAAATTAAATGACTTTGCGAAAATACCAACTCAAGCTTATAAAGGAGATGCATGTTTTGATTTTTATTCTGTAAATCAAGCATCTATATCTGGTAATGAATTTAGAGAGGTAAGTTTAGGTATTGCTATAGAATTACCAGAAGGGTATGAAATGGCTTTTAGAACAAGAAGTAGTTTTGGTAGAAAAGGGGTACAAATACACCCAGGAACAATAGATACAGGATATAGAGGTTATTTAAGTGTTTTTGTATTTAATCATTCAAAAAAGATGCTTGAAATAAGCATAGGAGATAAAATAGCTCAAGGGGCTGTAAGACCAATACTTGAAGTTAATTTTGTAGAAGTAGAAGAATTAGCTGAAAGTGAACGTGGTGAAAAAGGTTTTGGAAGTTCAGGAAAATAGGAAAATAAGGGAATACAAATGTTTGATGATAAAAAAGTACAAGAGGCCGTAAGATTACTATTAGAGGGAATTGGAGAAGATCCTAGTAGAGATGGATTAAAAGATACACCAAGTAGAGTTATGAGAATGTATAGAGCAACATTAGGGGGATATGGAGAAGATCCAAGAGAACATATAAGAGTTTTTGAAAGCGATACAAAGAATCTAGTTGTTGTAAAGGATATTCCATTTTTTAGCTATTGCGAACATCATATTGCTCCATTTATAGGAAAGTTACATATTGGTTATGTTCCAGATGGTAAGGTAATAGGAATTTCTAAGTTGGTTAGATTAGCAAGGGTATATGCAAAGCGTTTACAAATTCAAGAAAGGCTAACTGATCAGATTGCTGATCTTTTAGAAAAAGAATTAAAACCGCTAGGAGTTATGGTTTATATAGAAGCAGAACATACATGTATGTCTTTAAGAGGGGTTAAAACTCCGGGAGCGAAGACAGTAACGTCTGCAATTAGAGGCTGCTTTATAAAGGGAGAAGATGGACAACAAGGACCAAGAAATGAATTCATGGAAGTAATAAAAAGTTAAGGAGTTAAATAATGACAAAGAATAGAATAGATTCCGTAATTAATAAATTGAGTAAAAAATATGGTAAAGAGGTAATAGGTAAAGGGTTTTCTTTAGTAAAAAAATGGTTTCCTACAGGTATAACAAATTTAGATTGGGCATTAGGTGGAGGATTCATCCAAGGTGGTTTTATTGAATTATATGGTCCGCCTTCTTCAGGTAAATCAACGTTGGCTTTAAAGGCAATGGCTTTAGCTCAAAAAGAAGGAAAAACTTGTGCATATATAGATGTTGAAGATGCATATGATCCTGGTTGGGCAACTACAAACGGAGTAGATAATGATAATTTGTTGGTGCTAAACAAGGAACAAGTTAATGAAATTGCCAAGAAGAAAAATAAAGGAATAGATGCAGAATTTATTCTCCAATTAATGATTGATTTAATAAAGACGGAAGACATTGACATCTTAGTTTTAGATTCCATTGCTTGTTTGACTCCAAAAGATGAGTTAAATAAAGAAATGGAAGAAGAAGCAAGAATAGCTGGTGTAGCAAAGTTGCTAAATAGAGCGTTACGTGTATTAAATACTCTAAATCAAAGAAAGGCAACAATTTTATTTATTAACCAAATTAGGGACAATGTTGGAAGTTATGGCGGAGGAACGACAACTCCAGGTGGTAAGGCTTTAAAATTTTATGCACTTCAAAGAGTAAATGTAAAAAGGGGCAAAAATTTAGTTAAGAAAGATACAGTAATAGGTTATAATGCAAAAGTAAAAGTAGAAAAGAATAAGGTAGGGATTGAGCAAAGGGCTATAGAATATGTTTTCTATAATGATGCAACCGTTGATAGGTTTGAGACTTATTGGAATTTAGCCCAAAACTTAAATGATTTTGGAGAAGGAGTGGATTTACAAGGAAGAACATATTCTTTCAAGGGGAAAATTGTTGCTAAATCTCAAGATGAGTTTAAGACTTGGCTAAAAGATCATAACGATATTTTTGAGAATTTAGAAAAATCTTTAATTTCTGGAGTCATTAAAGATATAGAAAAGGCAGAAGGGGAAAAAGTTGAAATTGAAGAAGTAGATGTAAAGAAAGAATTGTCGGAGGAAAAAGAAGAGATAAAGAAAGGAGTAGTAGGAGATTTTGTATTAGAAGAAAAATCTAAAGAAAAAGAGTTAAAAAAGAAAATTGAAAAAAATTAAAAAAATAGGATTAGATTCCGAAAAAAGGGCAGCAAAGTTGGTAAAAGGTGAATTAGTAAGGGGATCGGGGTGCTCTATCTTTAATAAAGGGGATTATGAAACCCAAGAAATTGTATATCAGAACAAATTCTCCTCTACAGGTTATAAATTAACTTTAAAAGATTTAAATAAGGCAAAAAAGGATGGACTATCAAAAAACAAGGATTATATTTTTTCTGTAGAATTTAGGGGTGAGTTTTTTTATATATTTGAAAGAATACTTATAACAGAAGAAAAAGAAAATAAATTAAAATTAAGGAGTAAGAAATTTAATAAAGGCTTAAAGTTAACGAAAAGAATACTAAAGGATAATTTGCTATTAAATGATACATATATAGTAGTGGGATGGGATGATTTTAAAAATCTAGGTTTAATTTCTAAATAAGGGGAAAATATGCTTCAATATAATCAATATACGGATGAACAAATAAAATATTTAATTAAGCTAAAGGAAGAGGAACAATTAGAGTGGAAAAATATAGCAAAAAAATTTAACAATGAATTTGAAAAAGAAAAAACAATAGGTGCTCTAAGGAAGGTATATTCAAGATATAGAAATATTGACTTTTCTAATGATAGTTTTATTGCTAACGCTAAGCAAGTTTTTTCAACGAAAAAAAGAGATTCAAGGTTAGTAAGGGAAAATAAAATTTTAATAGGAGAAATGGCCAATCTCGAAGAAGCAAGGGAGACCTTTACGCTTTTATTAGATAAAGTAAAATTTAAATTACATAAGCCTATTAAACATAGGACAAAAAGTAGTAAAATAAAAAGAACTTTAGTAGCTCATTTGTCAGATACTCATTATGGAGAAAATATTTCCCTTGGAGAAATGGGAGGATTAAATGAATATAATCCCTTGGTGGCAGCTAGAAGAACGGCATTGTTCTTTAAGCAGACAAGTGATTATAAAATACAGCATAGGGGAGAGACAGATTTAGTACTATTATTAAATGGTGATTTGGCAGCAGGAATAATTCACAATCAAGAAAATGGTGTTGAATTAATGACAAAACAGTTCGCAATATTGCTAACAATAATAGGACAAGGGATAACATATTTAGCACAGAGATTTGACAAAATAACAGTATATTGTACGCCAGACAATCATATGAGATTTCAACATAAGGCGTCGAAGAATAGAGTAAGATCTCAAAAATGGGATTCTTTTGCAACAATGGCCTACTTAGCATTAAAAAATGAATTTAAAAAATATCCAAATATAAAATTTATAATTCCGGAATCTCCGTATGTGATATTTGAGGCTCAAGGAAAAAAATGTCTTGCAACGCACGGGGATACGGTATTTGATGTAGGGAATCCAAGTAAGGTTCTAAACTTAGAAAAGATAGGAGCAGAAATAAATAAAATAAATAATAGTGACCTGGCAATAGAAGATAAAATAGATATATTTTTTATAGCTCATGTTCATACTCCAATGATTGCTCTACTAGATAATGGTTCTTATGTTTTTATAAATGGATGTCTATCGGGGCTAAATACTTTTGGACAGTCAATAGGATTATTTGGAAATCATCCAACTCAGCAAATTGTAGAACTAACAAAAGATTATGTAGGAGATTGTAGATTGGTAAGAGTAAAAAAAGGGGACGAAGATAAGTCATTAGATAAAATAATAGAATATGATGAAAAATTTCTAGATTAGTAGAGTATACTATAATATGTAGGTGAAGGAAAATGGATAAAATAAAATTATGTGAATTATTTGGGCCTACTGTAGAGGGAGAAGGAAGGCACATTGGAATGCCTTTTATATTTATTCGTACCTCTGGCTGTAATTTAAATTGTGATTATTGCGATACGAAGTTTAGTAATCGTAATAATGTTGATGAAAGAGAATACACTGTCGGCGAAATTATAGATTATATAAGGCAACGTTCGTGTCGAAACGTTTCGATAACGGGAGGAGAGCCCTTCTATCGCTCACAACGAGAACTAGATATCTTTTATGAACTATGTAAAAGAATCAAGGATGAAACTCAGTGTTGCGACGGAGTATTAAAGGTAGAAACAAATGCAACTTTATTAGAAGAAAGATTTCTTGGTGTTATAGATTTTTGGTCAATGTCACCAAAGTTAGAAGGAATGGGAGAAGGTCTTTGGTATTCGAAAGATGTAATAAGTAAGATTATAGATAAATCAAAGGACTGCCAGATAAAATTTGTAATAGGTTGTAGAAAAGAAAACGAAACAATGGAAAGAGACTTACAAGTAGTAAAGGACCTAATTACCGAATTGAAAATAATAGACGAGTTGATAGTCTTACAACCAGAAGGTTCGACAGATAATATGATAGAATACTTAGACAGGGGAAGACTACTAGTAGAAAGAATAGTAAATTCAAATAATAAAGATTGGAATTTTTGGAAAGATATAAATCTACAAATATTACCTCAGTGGCATAAACTACTTTGGGGTAATAGTAGAAAAAAGTAAAAACGTAGGAGTAGAGATGTTAGTAAATCATGAGGTTCCATTATGTCTATTAGGAGAATCTGTAAATTTTAATGACTATGATTATTGGCTTGTACATTTATTAAAGAACGAACAATATCGCGAGGAGTATTTAATAAGAAGTAGAGATCCTAGCAGAAGGCTTTTGTTAGATAACTCAGCTGCCGAACTAAAAAATGAAAAGTATTTCGATTTTAAAGAATTTGCAAAAAGGGTGGAGGAATTTAAGCCTACGGAATATATTATTCCGGACGAATTCAATGATTTTGAAAAGACGATAGAAAATTTAGAAAGATGGTTAAAGAATTATGGCAGCCTTCCTGGTAAGAAAATTGGGGTAATACATGGTAAAACAGAAGAAGAATTAGTAAAGTGTTATCGAATTATGTCAGAGAAGGTAGATAAGATTGCTATAAATTGTGGAGATGATTTTTATTCTCGGGATTTAGGTCGTGGACTTGAGTTGAATAAGACACTAAATAGAATTAGCTTTATAAATTATCTTATTCAGGAGAATATAATAAATTATAATAAGCCACATCATATATTGGGATGCTATCTTCCACAAGAATTTAAATCATATAAGGGTATGTCATTTATTGAGACGATAGATACATCAAATCCTATAATTCATGGAATAGAGGGGATAAGATATAGTGAGAAGGGACTAGAAAGTAAGAGTTTTACCGGAATAGATAAAGTACTCGAGATAGAGATTGATGAAAGACAAAGAGAAAATATATACTATAATATAGAGATGTTTAGGAGCTTTATAAAATGAACTTCGATTTAATTAGCGGGAAAGAGTGTAAAAGGAGAACGGTTCTACTATATTCAGGAGGAATGGATTCTTATATAATATCAAAGCTGGAAAGGTTTGATACGCTTTTATTTATAGATTCTAAAAGTAAATATTCTCATATAGAGAGAGAATTTCTTAAAAAACAACATATTAAGAATCTTATTATTGATGAGAGGCTTGACCTTTCTGACGTTGAGTATAAAAGTGCAATGGTTCCATTGAGAAATTTATTTTTTGTTGCAATAGGTAGTTACTACGGAGATAGAATTGTTTTAGGGGCAACAAGTGGAGATAGAAGTTTTGACAAAGATTTAACATTTGCAAGCAAGCTACAAGATTTATTATCTTATGTTTATAATAAATCTTGGTGGAGCGACGGAAGAGAAATAAACGTTGATTTAAGATATAAAGAATATACTAAGAAGAGACTAATCGATGAGTATGTAGAAAAAGGATTTAGTATAGGGGACCTAGTAGAAAAATCATTTAGCTGTTATTCTCCTATAGATAATCATAGTTGTGGAACCTGTAAGCCTTGTACTAGGAAGTGGTTAAATTTACTTCCGTATGAAAATACAAAGATGACATTTCATCATAATCCAGAAGAATATTGGAAGGAAAAGATAAAAGATATTAAGAAAAATTTAGGCGACAAAATTTTAAGTAGAGGAAAAGAAGACGAAGAAGCAGTAGAGATTTGGGAAAAATATAAAGGGGGAGAAGTATGAAGATATTCTTGTGTGGAGCTCAAGGAACAGGAAAGTCAGCGCTAGTTAATTCGTTTCCAATAGAAAAATATAGTCTAAAGGAATATGATTCTTTTAGTAAAAAGTTTATAAAGCCTGGAGAAGAGAAGATTCAGATTCAAACTAATAAAGGGGGATTTTTAAAGATGCAGATTGGCTTATTTACTCATTGTGCAAATATATATATCAATGAGGATAATTTTATATCTAGTCGTAGTTTTATAGATACACTAGCTTATGTAGATTGCGATTCTAAGTATAAGGAGGAGTTGGAGAATATTAAGAAAATGACTTTTACCTATATTGAATATCTATCGAGACAGGAAGATATTTTTTATTTTTATTTTCCCATTGAATTCGAGATTAGTGGCGAAAATAATTCAATAAGAATTACTGACAAGGATTATCAGAGAAGAATTGATAATAAAATTAAGTATTTCCTAGATAGTTCAAGGGTTGAATATAAAACTTTAAGCGGAAGTATGGAAAATAGACTTCAAGCTATAGAGGAGACAATTAGTGGGAAATAAAAGAAAGGCAATACTCGTTGATGTAGACGGAACGATGTGTAATCAAAAAAGAAGATGGAGTGCAGCAACAAAGGAAGAAGGTAAGATAGACTGGGATAAATATTTTGATAAAGAATTACTAATGAAGGACCCATTGAATGTTGATCTAAAGAAGAAGCTTCTCAAATATAAAGATGAGGGGTTGAAAATTATTTTTCTAACAGGTAGAATGGAAGAGCTAAGAGAAATTACGATGAAGTATTTAGATAAGCATGAAGTTCCGATAGATTTATTGGTTATGAGAGAAAATGACGATTATGCAGAAATTGAGAATTATAAAGAGGGGCAGGTAAAAAAGTTACAAAAGTTTTTTGATTTTCAAATAGCCTACGAAGACCTAGATGAAGGAATACAAGCACTAAATAATTGTAATGTTAAAAATGTACAAGTAAATCTCGAGAAATAGGAGAAAAAATGCTAAATATAGGTTTTGGAGAAAAAATTAAAGAAGGATGTATTCTAGAAAAGTGCCAAATGTACAAAGCAATAGTTACATTAAGTAATAATTCAGGATTGAAGGGAAGAGTAAAGTGTCCCGAGTTATTTTGTGAAAGATTTAAGAAAGCATTTCACATATGCGTAAAGTGTAAAAATAAAGTACGTATAGGCGATGGGTATTTTGATGGTGATAATTTTAGTTGTTATGAGTGCCCCATAGAGAAAGAAATACCTATAGAAGAAGTTA